CTCTTCAATCGTGCCTTGGCCAAGGCCGGCTTTAAGGGCGGCAATTTGGCCCTGCTGATAACCGGATTCATCCCAACCGGCCATCTGCCGGCGGACTTCCAGCATGGATCCTGTCAGACTTTCACCGAGCTGTTTTAAGCTGTTAAACAGGCTTTCAAACTTGGTTTTAAGGGCTGACAATTCCTGCTCAGCTTTGCTGTTAATCGCCGCCAGTTGCTGATCAAACAGTTCCTGGCGTTTACGGCCATAAAGGCGTTCCAGAAATACAGTATCGGCGCCGACTTCTTCAGCGGCCTTTTTCTGCTCTTCAAACCAGGCATTGAGATCAAACAGTGACTTCTGCACATCAGACATGCCCATTTTGGCGAGCTGATCTGCAAAGGATTTCTCCAGGTTGGCTTTGTCCTGCAGGCGCTGTTTTTCTTCCTCGGCGGCACGCTCTGCCGCGTCATAGAATTCATCCATCATCGGCACCAGCTTCATCAGGGTCGCGAACATCGCCTGGCCGGCGTCGGTGGTCAGGTCCAGACCGTCAATCAAGTCTTTAAAGCCATCACGGCTTGCCGGCATCGCCATACCGAGCGATGTGAACTGTGTCTGCAGGTTTTTGGTAATGGCCTGCAGCTGTTCGGACTCGTTATAAAACTCGCTGAAATAAGTGCTGGTCGCGCTCTGGAATTCCTCAATCCCGCCCATGAGTTCAATGAGCGCCTGGGCAACTTCTAGCTCCACAGCCTTGGTCACGCCGGAGAACCGGCTGAGCTGCAGGCCCAAATTACTCATGGCCGCGTTAAACACTGCCTGTTCCTGGGCAACCCGGATGAGCGTGTCATAGAGGCCCTCACCCATTTTCTGGAACTCAGCAATGCCAGGCACCAGATACTGGACCATCAAATCGCCCTGCTGGCTGAACATAGCCTGCAGCTCTTTTTCGATTTCATCGCCTTTGAGATCTTTAAACGACAGCGCCGGCAGGTTGATGACAAACGATTCCAACGTCTTGTTGGTTTCTAAACCAAGCAGACTTACGGCTTCAGTCACAGACTCGCCCATGTGGGCAAAGATGCGGGCAAACTCGGTCCGAAGTGCGTTATCAATGGCGCGATATTCGGTGCTTTCCGAACTGGATTTACTCAGGCCAAACAGTTTCTTTTTCGTGGTTTTAATCACGTCATAAACCGTGGCATTCATCAGGCCCGTGCTGATGATATCGCCCAGTTCCTGTGCGCCAAACGAGAGACCACTGTCGACCAACTCTTTTTTGGTCGAGCCAAACAGGCCGCCAAGTAGTTTGTTGGTAAGGCCACCCACAAGACCGCCCAGTAGCTTATCGGCGACCAAGCCAATCACACCGCCGCCCACCATCGACGCGAGGCCGCTGCCTAATTGCAGGTTGTAGTCCTTGCCCAATTCACCAGGGTAATTGGACTCATTGAAACGGCCGTAACTGGCGACAAGGCTCACCGCCAAGTTCTTAATGCCGGCAGAAAGTTCGCGGATACTGCCGTTAATCGAACGCAGCTCGGCGTACTGGTCCAGTTCCAGATCTTCAATGCGGCCAAGGGCATTGGCGATAGAGTCGGATTTAGCGCTGCTATCGCCAAGCACAGTGCCGGTGCTCTGTGTTTCCTGGCGCTGGGCTGCACTTGGCGCGCTGCCGGATACGGAGCCGCTAAAGACGCCAAGACCGGCCATCAGTGCGGCCATTGCGGCAATCCGGGCAAATGCCGTGTATGGATCGCCATTACCTTGGTTGGTGATGGCGGCCAGCGCATTGGCTGCAGCCTTTTGAATGGCCAGGGCAATTTCTGCAGCAGTGAAGACCATTTCCATACGGTGCAAGGCTTCACGGCCTTTGCTGTTCTCACTGAACATCTTGCTGGCCGCGCCGGCAATGCTGGCATAACTGCCAAGCTGTGCCTGGGTTTGCTTGCGCATTAAATCTTGTTCAGTGGCCGATACTTTTTTAAGGGCCGCTTCTTTTTTGGCAGGGTCGTCCAGTTTGCTGGCTTTGGCGCGCTCTTCACTGAGTTTAATAAAGGCTTTGGTGAAATCATCCTGCTGCTCGGTCATGTGCTCCAGCACATTGGCCAAGTCGCCAAAGGAATCAATCAGGACATTGCCGACTTCACCGCCAATCCGGCCCATTTGGGTCAAACTATCTAACGCCGCATCAAAGCCGCCATCTTTAAAATACTTCTGCAGCTCTAATTGTTCGTTCAGCTCTTTTTGCCGGGTGATTTCCTTTTCAAGCGCGGCAATAAAGACCGGATCGTCTGCCTTTAATTGGCGGATAGCTTTTTGTAGCTGATATTCCTGTTCGCCCTTTTGAATGCGGACCACCAACAAATCATTTTCTTGCTGGATATTCTTTAGATAGTCCTGCTGCTCTTTGATTTGATTGAGCGACATCTGCAACTGCAGTTCCTGGCGAAGGGCTGCTAATAGTTTCTCCGGCGCGCCCTGGTATTGGCTCAGCGCTTTGGCAATTTGATAGGCCCGCTCGCCTTCCGAGTTTTTGAGTTTGAGCAGGCTGTTTTCAGTGCGAAGACTGGTCAGTGCTTTGGATAAATCAAGTGTTGTTGCCGCGTTTTTGGCGGCCTGGGCGAATTCACGGATAGCCGCGGCCGCCTCTTTGGGCAGCTCTTTGGCTTCTACGAACTGCGCTTTAAAGAGTTCTAAATCAACGCCGGCCAGTGCCCGGCCCTGTGCATCCACCGCCTGAGCGGACAGCATCTGTGCGTTGTAGAGTTTGAGCATATTGTCGGCGCTGGAAGCTGACTGCGCGCCAAGATTGGCGGTAGCTTCCGCCATCGCATCAGCGTCGGCTTTCCCGGCTTTTTGCGCTGTGCTCAGCGCTTCAATGGTGCTTTTCAGTTCTGCTTGTTTGGCTTTTAACTCAGCCACTTTGGCGGAATGACCAGCGAGGTCGCCAAAGCCACCAAACTGACCGGTGGGTGCTTTGTTCATGGCGCTTTGCAGCTCTTTTTGCGCCTCGGCAAGCATCTGCTGAACGTCCTGCAATTGCTGCTTGTACTGCGAAATCGTGTTTTCCTGGGCAGCAGCAGTCAGGGTTTTAAAGCTGGCTGTCAGCTCTGCATTTTTCTGTGCAGTTTCTGCGGCCAGGTCTTTATAAACCCCAAAGGCAACTGCCAGCGCACTGATGGCGGTAAGGCCTAAACCCACCGGGCCAAGCAGGAGGCGCTGCGCCATCGCCAGAGCATTGGTCGCGACCGTTGCGGTGCCGGTGACTGTGGTTACCATCCCAAGCGCGGACACTGTGCGGATGGCTTGCGTGTTGGCCAGTAGCTGTGCCTGCACACTGGCAATCACTGACGCAACATAGCGCCCCATAGCCACCACTGCAGCAGTGCCCAAGATGTAAATCAGCAGCTCTGAGGTCTCAATAGTCGCCTGCATGGTTGGCGATAAATTATCTAAATCGCCGGTGCTAAACGCATCCAGCTCTTTGGAGATTTGCTGGAAAAGCCCGGCCATGCTGGTAGAAAGACCGAGCATTAAATCAAGCTGTACGGCGGCTTTTGACCAGCTGTTCTCCATCATCTGAGACGCACGGCCTAGGCTGACCGGCATCTGTTCAAACTCAGCGCGAATTTGTGGCAACTGCACCAGGATACTGTTTAAGACATCTTTCGACAGCAGTTCGCCGGCCAGCACCATCTTGCGAAGGTCGCCAAGGCCCAGCTCTTTGCTGCTTTTGCCGATATCATCCATGCCAGCACCGATGCGAACGGCAAGCTCCGGGATGTTTTCGAGGATTGAGTTGAATTCTTCGGCGCGCAGAATGCCGCCTGATAAGCCCTGGCTTAACTGCATCAGGCCATTGGCCATGGCATCGTTGCTGCTGCCACCAATGACGCCAAGCTTTTGCACCGCATCTGAAAACTGCAGCATCTGGTCATTCGTGGCTTTGAGATCTTTTCGACTGGAACTTAAGCGCTGAAACAGCTCAACGGTCGACTGCAACTCTGCGCCATTATGCTGGGCAATCGCATACATCTCGGCGGAGACCTGATTGTAATCGTGGGTCTCTTTGGTGGCCGTCTTGATGCGCTGTTGCAATGTGTTGAAATCGTCGGCCAGATAAGCAAAATCGACCAGGCCAGAGCCGGCAGCCAGTGCACCGTAAAAGGCGGCACCAATACCGACCATGGCCAGCATTTGACCGCGCAGACTGTTTAAGTCCGCATCGGCTTGTTTTGCCTGGCGACTTAAAGCATCCGCACCTTCGCTGGTTTGTAAAAGACCACGTTTGGCTGCAGCTGCAGCCTCACCGGTTTGCTTCAGGCTTTGTGCGCCGGCTCTGCCGCTTTTGGCAGTCTGATCTAAGCCCTCGCCGGCTTCGGTGCCGGCCTCGCCAATGCCATCCAGTGAGACCGCTGCTGACTTTGCAGCCGCGTTGATTGAGGCAATATCCTTAACCACCACCTGGCCACCGGTTGTGGTCAATTTGATCGCTAAGGTTAAGTCACTCATCATCCATCCTTACATCAGTCTTTGTTGCGCCAGACTTCCAGCGCGGCTTTTTCCATCCGCTGCAGCCCTGACCAAATCAGGTTCTGCTCATCCAGATCTAATTCCTGGTAATCAGGCATCACGCGGCATCTGGCTTCGATCGCTGGGTAGTTCAAGCCGACCCGAACGCCGGACATGCCGGCATGCACCCACTGAGTCGACACGGCAAAAAACACCTGCACGGTCATCAAATTTCCCGGCTGAATATCCGGGGTCGAATCAATTCCGGTCGTAGCGGCCTCGATGGCGTCCGGTGGCGCTCCCATGGCTTCCATGCGCTCCCGCACCAGGCTTGCCTTGCTGGTTGCACCGCCGGCCCACCAGGTCGCTACTTCTTCGAGTTTTTTGCGAGGACATCTCCAGAGCGCGCATTGTTAAAGGCGTCCTGAATGGCTTCGCGTACTTCTTTGATATCCAAGAGCGCCTTGATGCTGTCCGGGGTGCAGGTAATCGGCTCGTCACCGTCTAAGAATGGGAAGTCATGCGCAGGGTGCTTTTCAAAACCGATAAAGGCATCGTCCAGCTGCTTAGCGGCCAGCGCCAACGCGCCTTTGGTATCGCCACTTTCACGGAGGTCTTCGAGCTTCTCGAACTGCTCACGGGCAAACGAAATCGGCTGGGTCTTAAACAGACCAATGAAATGGGCTTTACCAACTACGGTTTCGCCTTTGTCATCAATCTGGTCCGTCGGAATACGGGCACAAATCGCGGCTTTGAATTGCTGTTGTTTTAAAGCGGTCAGTTGAAATTTCATGGTTTAAATCTCGATTAAAAGGTGGTTTAAAAAAGGGGGCATCCGTGCCCACGACTCCAGGGAAACTGCAGCGGGTTTACTTGGTAACGATGGTGTAATCGCTGTTTTTGGCTGTAGGCACGATGCTGAGCTTGATGTCCAGGAACAACTTGCCGGCTTCTTTTCGGCGGGTGACACCCCCGAGCTGCAGGTTTGGAATGTTGGCTAACAGGATGTTGGTTACATCGGCAGTTTTACCGCGCTGATACACCAACGCTCCCTGGTCACCGGCTCGCGATTTGTTCCACCAGTTAATGGTGGTCGGGTTCGGCTCAACGATTGAGATATCCACCGAGCCTTCGCGACTTTCAAAGGCGATTTCTTCTTCACCGGTGACATGTATGTGGCTGAACTTGTTGCCAAGCGTGATGGTCATGTTGGCCATCCCGACAGCCTGACCAAACAGGGTCATGGTTTCCACCGTCGCAGCAGCGGTGTGCATCGGCGTAGAGAGGCCAACCCAGCTCACGGCTGGCAAGGTGCCGGCGGCAACAGGGCCAGCATCAAGGCCCATGAATTCGAACTCGTAATAGTCCAAATCACCGACTTTACTCACCAGCTTCGCACTACCGCGGACACCGGTCATTTTGTGCAGCACACCACTTGCACCACCGACGTAGTAGTAAATGATGCCGTGCTCAAAGTTGTCGGTCGCCGGCGCATAGGTTACGCTGGAGGTCGCCGTGATGGTTTCGCTGTTACCACATAAGCGCAGCAGCTTGCCGTTAATGGTTGGGACATCTTTGGCAGATGAGCCACGAATGTAGGCTTTAAAGGTCAGCTTCTGATAGCCGCCAGTGACTTTGTCAGCAGCGCCACCTGGGAAGCCACGGGCTTCTTTCATCGTGGTTTTGCTGTACTCAGGGCTGTACTGCACATCAAACACAGGCACTGCATCTGCAGCGACCAGCGCCTGGTCGAGGCCATAGGCAGCAGAGCTGACTTTGACCAGGATATATTCTTCTTCGGCACGTAATGCAGGCATGCTTACTCTCCGGTTGGTTGTTCGTTGGCCTGCTCAGCATCAGTTACTGGCTGTGGCACACCGTCAATCAGTTGATAACGACCACCGCCACCTGGCGGGGTAAACTCTGCCGGTTCGGCCGGCTGCTCTTGTTTCTTGGCCATTTCAGGCTCCTATTTCGTTAACACGATGCGTAGCACGGCGTAATGCACCAACACATTGGCAAACATGGCGGGTTCATTGCGCATCAGCTCAAATCCATAGGCGTCACTGTTGATACAACTCCAGTCGCCCACGCGATGATCGTTTTCAAAGGCGGCTTGGAGTTGTTCGATGGACTGGTCAAATACCAGCTGGCTTTGTTCGTCATCATTCCAACCACGGACCAATACCAGCTCAAACACATGGCGCCGCTCAAAAGCACCCAGAGCGTACATATTGGTTTTGGCTGCCGACCAGCGCAGAAACCCGCCGGCCACAATGCCGTTCAGGCTGTATAACTTCGCGAGATCGCTGGTATTTTTGCTATAACGCTCAAACTCATGCAGTTGGCCAAGCGCATTTAGCAGCTTCAGGCGCTCTATCAGTTGGGTCCGAACACTCATTGGCCACCACCTTCCGCACCAGCGAGATGGTTGCGAATATTGGCCAGTGCTTGGCGAAATTTACGTTTGATGTAGTCTTCATTGGCGGCAAAGCCATCCCGGAACATATAGGCGCCGTCGGTGCCTTTCTTGGCGATTTTGCGGGCAATAGCCCATGCGGCTTGCTCCGCGTCCTTGCCTTCCAGCCCCAATACGACCTCTACCCACTCAACTAACGGTTGTACCGGCGGCATATGAGCCTTCGTGCCAATCTCGACGGGCTCTGCATATGCCAGGCTGGTCCCGACAATACCCATCACTCCACCAGGGATCACTACAGGCTCAAGTGCGGCGATACTCATGGCCAGAAAGCCGTTCGCGCCTTTGGGTGTGCGCTCCCGGACTTCACTCTCAATACGCAAACTGGAAGCCCAGGCAGCACTGGTCATTTCCCGCTGCACCAGCTCTGGTGCCTGACTCCACAAGTTCACCAGCTCATCAAAGCCTTTTAGTGCAAGTTCAACTTTCATCTGCGCCTCCGACTGCCCCAGCCTACAAACACACCTGCAGCAGTGCTACCAGGTGTTTTGGTGCCGATGTGGGACTGATAGCGGGCGCGATAGGCGTTTGCCTGCTTGCGGTACTCGCTACTTTTTGATTGATGCGCGGTGGTATCCACATTGAGTGTGCTGTTGGCTTCGTTGATGTAATAAGCCGCCAGCTGGTCGCAGCAAACGGCCGCGGTATAACAGGCCAGCGCTTCCATATCGCCGTAATAGACGGTGTCTACTTGCTCACTGAGTTCGTGAGCAACAGAGAACTGCAGCCGCAGTTGCCCAGTGAAATACCGGCCAAGTAGCAGCAGATCGCCCTGCTGCGTGACATCAGGTGTCGAACCGCCGGTCAACGCCACCGCACCTTTGATCTGGCTAAAATTGGATTGCCATTTCGAAGGCAGTGGCGCCAACAGCCCATCACAAGCAACGGCTTCAGTCATGAGATAAGGCGCGTCCTGGCTGTAACGCTGCAAAGCCGTCAGTGCGGCATTGTCCAAATCCAACGGGCTTAACACCGCAGATTCGTCCCGCACCAGGGCTGCAACTAAATCAATAAAACCGGAAAGCGTCATAGCTAAAATCTCATTACTGTGTGTAGAGGGGCCGTCCATGGCCAGCTTGTCGAACTCGATTGAGGCGAGGTGTTACGGCACAACGGCCTTTTGCACGCCCCGGAAGTCTTTCACCACAGCGCCGTAGATATGCCGGATCTTGTAAGTGAGGTTGTCGTTATTGAACAAACTGCCTACTGTCGGGTTGTCCTGGACAAACATTTCCGGCTCTTCGTTGCCATCAAGGAAGCCCACTTCAATCGACGGCACATCGCTTGGATCAGCCATCGCGACCCAGTCATTGGCATCCGTCCAGTACCATGGCACCAGAATTTCCGGTACCTGCGTCTGAATAAAGGTCGGGTCGTTGTTGGTATTGCGTTGGAACAAATCAAAAGCGATCGCTTCAAGGTCTGCCGGCACCAGCAGCAGCCGTGGCGAAATCCCCAAAGGCTCGGTTGAACCAAATTCGGTTTGTTTCAACATTCCAAGGCGCGCTGCAGACCAGCTGGCGGAGGATAAAGCAGCAGTCAGCAGGTTGTTATGGGTTGCATGTGCCAACGCCAAGGTGTCGTAAATGACAGGGTTGGTGCGCAGAAAATCCAGTACAAACTTGCCCAACGTGCGCTTGGCCGCGCTGGATAATTTGTCCGGGATCTGCAGGATGGCGCCGATGTCGTCGTTCTTAATCATTTCCAACGTGATGGTTTCGATACCACCGCGTTTAGACACGCTGTAGGACGCTTTTTGGTCCGTTGGGCTGGTCAGTGCCAGGTATGAACCAGATTCGGCCACTTGCGGTAAATCGCCATAGCCACCAAAGCGAACCCGATCTTGCGTGCGGAAATCATTCACCGGCACCACTTTGGCAATACGACGCCAGATGTCGTATTGATTCGGTTTGTTATAGTTTTCAATCAGGCGTCGATTCATGACATTACCCAGCACCGCCGGGAAGCTGCCGGAATTGAGCGCTTCAACCATTCGCGTACGCGAACAGTCTTCTAAACGGCCTGTTACTTTATGGTCGCCGGTCAGGTCGATGTAACATTCACGGAAACTCTGCACGTCGCGATTTTTCGGGTCGAAAAATGCACTCAGCATTTCTTCGCCATTGGGTGTATCGCGGTATGCCGCACCGCCAGCAGGCATTTGTACTTTGCCGCCTTCAATAAACTTCGCCAAGTAATCGCGTTCGCCTTTAATGGCATCATCGACTGCGGCTTCGGTAAAGTTATCCAACGCCCCAAACTGGCTTTGCAGGCGGTCAATCGCCGGCTGTGGCAACTTACTGGCAGCGATAGTTGCACGGGCATAAGCGCGGGCCTCTAACATTTTGATGGTCTGGTCCAGCTCAGTTTTCGTCACGCCAGCCACTGGAGCGACTGGTGCTGAAACCGCTTCACGAAATGCCTGCAGCACCGCTTCTTCGTTGGTTTGGTCAAGGCCAACTAGCATGGCGGGTTTTGCCTGGCGAATGGCTTCGATAAGTTTGCTTAACATAGAGTTTTCCCCAGTGGTTTGCTTAGCCTCGACCATGCGGATCACACGTCCGCCGGCGCCGGGCTCAATGATTAAATCGACAGAATTCACGCGCAGAATGCTTTGCGCTTCACGCAACTTGCCGGCGGTTTTTGCATTGCCGTCACAGTCGATAGAAAAGCCAAACAAGTCAGTCATATCGCGCTCAACCGCTTCGCGCAGTTTGACGGCGGTATCACCGGCAGATTTGAGAACCAGCAATGTGGCCTGAATAGCGCCTTGTTTTTTGGCACCCGCGCTTTCCACAAAGCGCGGTTTCGACAGCTGGCCAATCAGGTTGGTGAAGGATTTACCTTCGCCTTTAATGTGCTCCGCATCCGTCTTCACAAAGACACGGGCACCATCAAATAGCGGCGCAGCTTCACGCAGGACTTTGGCGGGATAATTGACGTTATTGAGGCTAACACCCGCTTCAATCACGGTGATAAGAAACTTGGTACCAGTATCATCAGCGCCTTCAATAAAGATGCTATTGGCGTCCCAGGCTTCTTTCAGCTCAGTGACTGCAACCGGTGTGTACTCGCGCACCACTTCAGTAAAATCACCAATCACAATCTGGTTTTGGTCATTCAGGGTGTAGCCGTAGGCATAGTGGCGGCCTTCACGCTGAATAACGGCAACGTCGGCATACAGCGCAACAAGGTCAATCCAGTCGCGACCGACGTGCTTGGCCAGTGCGCCGTTTACCAGCGTCATAATGTCGCGGTAATCCCCGGCTTTTGCTTCACGCAATGCCAGATTACCGCGAATGCCCTGCTCCGGGCGCAGCCGCAAAGTCATGTTCAGGCAGCCAGGTTGCCGAGCAGCTTCTGACCGTCAACAGTGACCACAGTCACTTCGTTGCCACGCACCGCAAAGGCCAGCACTTCATCTGCTTTGACTTCAATTTCCACGGTTCGGGTGACTGGGCGCTTATGCTCATCCAGTTTTGGTTGTTTGGTTTTGGGGTCGATAATGACTTCCACCACTTCACGTTTGACCAGTTTGGCCACGTCAGCATCGGTAAACTTCGGTTGTTCTGCGGTTGTTTCAGTAGATTGGTTTTGCTCTGCCATTGCAGCTCTCCGGTTAGTGGATCAGCGAACAATGGCAGTTTGGAATAGCGGGGATTCAGTTGAAATTAAAGGGTTTTAGGAATTTTAGTGTTCGATTAGCGTTTCCCATGGCACAATTGGAGCTTCAATCTCTCGTCCAAAATAGCTATTCAATCTATCGTAATGCCCGCCAGCCTTTGGTAAAACGATAAGCTCAATATCTGAATACTGGAAACCGAAATTTCCAACTTTCCGCCATTCCCTCTCGCAATAAATTGAATGAAATTCTGATTCAGAGAACGTTTTCACCCAAGAAAGTACAGATAAGGCGCGCTCTTCACTCTCTTCGGCTAAACGAATAAGCTCTTCACATTGCGCGTGATTTTCCCAATCAAAGTACTTATTTGATTGGCGTAACTCAGAATGTAGTTTATGCAATACTCTATTTAGCTCCGAGTTCTCGAGTGTATACAGGACTGGATTGAACAACTCCCTGAGTATCGCTTCACGCTTAAAGCCTATAGCCATTCGACCATAACGTTTTGCGTGGTAATGAAGATGCTGAATAGGTATATCTGCAACACAAACTACATTGCTCGTAGGTTTAAAACTTATCAGCGACATGCCTTCTAAATCTTCGCCAGATGCCGCAAGAATGGGGTCTTCGCTAGCTGGCCTTTGTGTCTTAAAAATCTCCTCCGATTTGCCTGCAAGGACCACTTTGCTTTCAAGTATTGCCTTCAATGCTCGATATGAGTCTTTAACAGGCTTTGGTCTGTCGTTCTGCCTGCGAGTCTGGGGATTCCAAACGGGCCCCCCCGTAAAATGCCACAAAATCTTCGAAACGGTACCAGGTGTTTTACTCATCCCACTCATCCATAAAAGGCACCATCATGCAACCGCAGCGGATCACCTCACTGGCGGGCGCTTTGGGGTCATGCGGGTGCATCATTAACACTGTCCCGATAATAAAAGGTTTATCAACTGGTTGCACCTGATTGTTAGCAACCGCATGGCTTAAGCGAGGTTTGCGGCGATTACTACGTTTCCATTGCTTACTAAGGGCCGGCACAAACTCGCTGGCTTGCTCCAGACGTGCCTGGCTGGACATGCCGTACAATCGGCCGAGTTCGGTTTGGGTGATAGTTTTGGCGCGATAATCCGCATTGTCGGTTAACTGACTAGCGATGCCGGTACGAAGCTTTTGCAGGTCAATAGCCCCCATCGCAGCTAGCGACAGCTGCTGGCCAATCGCTTTTGCAGCGTCACTGGCCACGTCTTTGATTTTGTCGACCATAAAAAAACGCACCGCTTCCAGCTGTTGAATGTTGAGCGCCGGAGCCAAACCAACATACTCAACTGCTGCGGCTGCCAGAGGTTTATCAATCAAATCAATACCGGCTTGCCAGGTGCGGTTGGCCACATTAATCACCTGAGATTCGGCTTTTACGCCCATAGCCGTCAGCAGACGATCAACTTCAGATCTCAGTTTGCGCAGATGCCAGGTTTGCCAATCATTGGGATTACCCTGCATTTGCGCCAGGATCTCGGTTTCTGTTTGCTTCAACAGCTCTGACAACTGGCCATATAACTCTTCCTGCAACAACTTGCGCTGTTTCACCTGGCGCGCCCGCTCTGCGTTAAACGCTTTACGTTTTTCCGCCCCAGTCATGCAGCCTCATCCTGTTCGGCTGGATCAACATCAGGGTCAACAAAAGCATCTTTTTCGGCTTGCTTGGTTTTGTTATCCTGCTCACGTTTTTTCCTTTCCGTGGCCGCTTCACGGGCTTTCGCCAATTCGTCGACCGCATCAAAGGCCACGCCTAATTGACCGCAGACGCTGCTGATCACCTGCAGCGCTGTCTCTTCGCTGATGAGCGTTGCTTCTATCATCAGGATCATCGCGCTGCAAACCTGCTGAAGGGCGGCAGCATATTTAGTCGTGTCCTTGGCAGTGATCTCCGGAAAGTTTACTTCGGTGTAATAAGCATAACTTTCCAGCTCTGGCTCGCGCTGCCCGTGTGCTAATTCATACTGACGGATCACATAAGTCGCCATGCTATGCAGCATAAACTTGATATGACGCTGGCGCATGGTCAGCATCTTCAGCGTCGGCTCGCCCATGCTCTCGCCGTTCGCCCGGTTCACGTCGCCGGCGTCAGCGAACCAGTGAGGCGGCATGGTGGCGCCGGACAGGATATGATTGCGAAATAGCTTGCCGATCACTTCAGTATCGCCACTGTTCAGCTGCGGGCTTTGCGCTTCCCACGTTTCGCGGTCGTTGTGCACGTTCACTGAGTTGGGTGCCGGCGGCTTAATTTCACCCGCTCGCCGGTTCACTTCGGCTTGGTCGGCACCGACTAATGTAACATCCCAGACAAATGCCCGCAGCGCCTGGGCACGCTCGCCTTCACCGAACAGGAATTCATCGTAGAGGTCCAGAAAATCCGCCTGCGCCGTTAAATCTCCATGACCCCGGCCCTGATGGCAAAAGGCGTTGATGTTGAAATAAAAGATGTCGCCGTCGGTAAAACTGGCCCGGATGCCCTGAGTACGTTTGGTAAACACATCCTCTGGGCCATTAATAATCACCCGGTATTTTTGATAGGTTTGTTTGGTGCCGCGCTTTTTGGTGATGACGCCAATTGGCTGCTCGGAATTGTCCGGGTCAAACACAACTTCGGCCACCTGGTTGGGGTCGAGATACCCCAGTCGAACATGACCGTTTAATGGGTTCACAAAAGCCGGATAGAACTGTTCGCCAAACAGCGCCAACTCCCGAACTTTCTTTTCCAGCTTGATATCCATGTTGTTGATGGGATCGCGCCAGAAGCGGTCCAGCACTTTCTGGTAGTCGTCCTCTTCATTGACCAGCTTGACCCCTTCCGCCAGCAAGTAAGCGACTGGTAGTTCAATTAGTCGGTTAGCGATTAAGTTCGCTTGCCACAGCCAGGCAGACATTTTCACCATACGCTGCCGCTGCACCGGGTTTAAATCTCGCCCGGTGTCGCTACTAAGTCGCGTCCAACCGGTCATATCTTCCTGTACATTGGTGCCAGCAGACTCCCGCAATGGCACTGTTTGGTCTTTTTGTGGTTCATCTGATTGAGCCGGTTCTGCTTTGAACCAGTTTGTTACTGCTGCCCATAAAGCCACGGCGGCCTCCTTTTGAAATCGGACGTAAAGCATTTACGATTATTTAGAAGGCCGCAGAGCGGCCTTAGTAACCCATTGCCACGGCAAATTAGCCTTAGGCGCTTAAAATCGCGCACAGCGCGTTTTAGCGAACACGGCGGAATAAGCCACCAGCGGTCTGCCTTAAACGCATTTTTTCTGGTTTGAATGTTTCGCGGATTGACTGAGTAAGGACTTGCACACCGGCCGCTGGCGCACCCAAGCTATTAGCGGCATGGATGGCAAGACCCAACGCCCAGAAGTGGTCGGCATGACCGTCTACTGTGCGTTCAGCGGTAAAGCGCACATTGCCGGCGGCCGTAATTTGTTTGGTGACCATTCGAAGGTCTGCCCGAATTTTTGGGTCATGTGGAATACGGAGTTTTCGATCTTCCATTGCGCCGCGAATGGGGTAAGCCAGCGCTTCTTTGACCTTCGGTGTAAAGGTCACCGCCTCGACCCGATGTTCGCCCAGCGCATCCTGCGCATCATCAGCCCAGCCAATCCCCAAACCAGTTGCATCGATACAGACACGCTCACAGCGCTGGAACCACGGCCATAGAATGGCTTCCTGCTCGCCTTTGCGCATGTTTTGCAACCGTTCGATGTGGCGGGTATAAATCACATCCCCCAGCAGCTCAACGACCCACAGCACGGTTAAGTCGTGCTTGCGGCCAATGTCGACGCCAGCGAACAACCTTCCACCTTCAATTTGTTGCCAGGGCAGATGGCTGGGGAATTCAGCCGAAGCAATCAGATCGTATTCAAGGAAGGCAACGTCATCGTCGGCTGGATTGCACATGTACTCTTGTTGAAACGACTCTTCGTCGGCACAGCCAGAACGTACAAACTCAAAATAGGCAGCCTCGTCCATGACCTGGCGCTCATCGTCGGCTGGCAGCATTTGCTGCAGCTTAAACAAAAAACCCTGGTCCAGAGCATCTTGCAGCGTGATCCGATGCAGGCTGATCCCCTTGGGATTACCATTCTCGCGAACTTCCCGGATCAACTGGTTAAAAAAGTTATGACTGCCCCGGTGAGTAGAAATGATTTCCATACTACCGCCCCAGGTAATACCCGGATAAGCAATGGACCACAGCTTGCGAGGATCCGGATGCAATGCAAATTCATCCAGAATACGGCCACCGCGTTTACCGGCTTGCGCGTCCGGATTGGAGCTCATGGAATGAATGCGTTTGCCGCTGGCGAACTCCAACACGTAAGCTGAGATCCTATCTTTTGGATCGAGGACGATTTCGCCAAGGTCTTTGGCGGCCAGATTCATGATAGTTGCCCACATCTTACAGTCTTCGATAAATAGCCTGGCTTGCAGGTCATCCCGACTGCTGACCCACTGGTCATGGCGGGCGCCTTGAGCAGAAGTTCTTTCATCCGCTGCATATGCCGTCGACCAAGACAATCCGATTTGCCGGGATTTTTCCATCAGCTTTAAGCGGCTGTTATCTTTAATCCAGGCCGCCTGAAACGGCAGAAAAATTCCGTCGGTATTGGCCGGAACAACCTTGGCATTTCCCTTTGTCTTGGCCATCAGACAATCCCCAGCGCTTCGCGGATAGCTGCCTGAGTTTCAGCGGTTACACCGCCTTTGGTGCTCAGCGTATCCAGTTTGGATTTTTGTTCTGCCAGCAGTTCTTCTTTGAGTTGTTTCTTCAATACTGCGCTAGAATTTGCCGTGCGCTGCAGGCGCTGGATACTTAGCACCAAATCGCCCAAAGTCTCTATATCAACCGGGGCGTCGTCCGTCGCCTTCGACATCGCATGTGCAGTCGTTTTGAACATCGCGCTCATCAGCATCGACTGCAGCAACATGCCTTGCTCACCCAAGCTCGACAGGTCCAGCTTGTCCGCCATGGCCGTGGCATAGTCCTGGCAGCGACGCATGTCATTGGCCACTTCTTCCATCTTTTTGGCTTCGCGCCAAACCAGATTCTTGGATATTTGCTCAACATCAGAGTTGCCGGCATAGTTCGCCAGTTCAGTGTTAACCATGTCAGCAATGTCCTGACTGGTGTAGCGCTTGCTGTCTATCAGCCGGTGTAAAAGCGCCCTAATATCTTCGGGCAACAAGTCAACTTTGGTGCCTTTCATATCAAACTCCGGGAGCTGGTCGTTTAACACCATCGACCCGCGCCCGGCCATTGGCCACATCAACACCGCGCTCGGTAATACTGGCCACTAATGTCCGATCACCAATTTTACTGACCGCCAATAACCCTTGTTCTTCCAGCCAGCGCATATGGCTGCGAACGGCGTCACGACTCACGCTATGGCCAAAGTTATGCAGCACATCATGCAAAATGCTGTCGTTGGCGCTGTAGCCCTGGGTTTCACTCAAGGCCCGTAAAATGACCAGGCGCTGGTCCGCTTCAAATAACTCACGCATTAATCACTACTCCGGCGGTTTAAGTTGGCTTCCAGCATCAGCTGCAGCGGCCGCTCAATGCGGTTAATGGTCTCATTGAGGTGCTGGCACTGCGCCTCTACCCTGGCAAGCTGCACTTGGGTTTGCGCAAGCAGGTCGCGATCAGGCAGGTTTTTGATGGCTTCTTCCATTTGCTGGACACGTAGATTTAATGCAGTCAGCTCACGGTCTTTGGCATAGGTCTGTTCAATAGTTTGCACCCGAACAACCAACGGATTCATTTGCTCGTGACTGACAAAACTTTTGCGCAGGGAGAATCCAGCAATGGTTATTGCAAACAACAGCACAAAGCTAATCACTGGCCAGTACTCTAGAAACTTATCTGCCATGCCGCTCACTCCTGCTTTGCCGACCTTCGCATTGAAGGCAATACACTGCATCACAAGCGGCAATTCGCTCTGGTGAAATATCGTCGGCACAGGTCAGACAAAAGCGCTCACCGTCCACTTCATAAGGCGCCAGCTTCAGTTTTTGCCGAGCTCGTTTTTTATGATTGGCCAGCGCTGCATCGTTAAATACGTCGGCCAACTCTTGGCCTTGATCAACTACATCAGGCATCAATTCGTTCCTTGTTGTTCTAAATAATCCAGCAAGTGATTCAACTGGGATTCGATGTTTTGGCAGTGGGTGCCGTATTGGCCGATGTGCTGCAGGATGTCGGCCCGGTCAATGTCGCTGGGTTGCATTTCGTAGTCAGTAACGGCGGTAGTTTTGGCCGAACCTTCAACGCTGCCGGCAGGTGCAATGGCTGACATACCGCCGGCACCTGCACTAGTGGTAATGGACTGGTTGTACACGCGCACAAAACCATGGGTAAAAACACAAGCAGGCTGCGGCTCAGCCTTCGTTTTGCCTGGTGGCAACCAGTGAGTAGTGACATGGTGGATTTCCTTCTGAAGCGCCGTATTGCGCTCTTCAATGTTCTGTTTGTCAGAGATGAGCTGGCTAACAGTGCGGTTGGCATCCGCCAGTTGACGTTGGGTTTGTGCCAAAGCGTTATTTGCTGAAGCCAGCATTGCAGCGTTGGTATCAGCCATACACTGGGTTTTAGCGGTTTGAGCCCCATCTGTTTTGGCTGCGTTTAGCTGATAGTTGTAGGCCCAAAGACCGGCCACACCAAGGCAACCAATCGCCAATAACAAGATGCGCGCAGACTGCGGGTTAGAATGCATAGCACACTCCTATCCCCCAGCCTGCGCTGGCATACAGATGCTGCCAGCGCTGAACGATCTGTTTTGCGTAATGCCGGTTTTCGCGGTAGCTGGCGAGCGAGCGGCCATTATTGAATTGCTCTGTGCTGCCAAACCAAACCAGCGGATCTGCCCCCGAAGCAGATGTCAGTTGTTGGTCGCGCTTTAGCCAGGTTAAGCCACCGTTATAGGCGCTTAACGTAAAGGCCCAGCGTTCGCATGGATTGGCCGCTTTGATTTGCCGGTATAAGTGCCGGTCATACAGCACGAGGGCACTGAGTGCCCAAGCCGGATTAAATGGCTGCGCGCTAGCAAAAGGTGCAGCAAGGTCTTGCGGGTTCTGTTGATGAAACCACTGCGCTGTTGCCGGCATAAACTGCGCTAGGCCCTGCGCGCCAGCTGGTGAGCGTGCATCTATCCGCCAGCGGCTTTCCTGATGGATTTGGCCAGCGAACAGAGCAATAGGCGCATCAAGGCCCCATTTGGCGTGGGCCACACGAGTAAGAGTTCGCTGGTGAGATTGTGCCAGTTCGGGCACTTCAGCGCTGGCAATCAATGGCATCGTGGCCAGTAGGCAGGCAATAGCTAATGATAGTTTCATCATCACAGCCCCAATGTCAGGCCAAGCACGCATGCCACAACAACCAAGGCTCGTCGCAGCATAGCAAGACCACGCGGCATAAGGTCTTCACCTGTTTCAAGGTAAGTATGAGGACGGTCATAAGGGAATAAAGCGCGGTCAACCCAGTAAGCAATCACAACACCAAGGGTGACCAAACTAAGTTTATAAATGACGACGGGCAGCTGGTGGGGACTAAGTAAGCCAATGACCGGTAAAAGCAGCAAAGCCGTCAGCAACCAGCCAGTTAAGCGAGGGATCTTCGTTCGAATTGATGGTGTTATAGTCACTTGGACCTCTGATGTGTTAAGGACACATCAGCAGGTTAAGTGAACGGTTCAGCGGGTGAAATTAAAGGGGTTTAGAGAATGGTATCGACACGATATCTTCGTCTTCTATCCGAATGAGTTTGATTGGCCCCCCGGCAACCATTTCCTCCAGTTGTACTATTTCATCCAGTAGATCTCCGCGTTCAGCATAGGGGTTTGGTGTATCCTGGTTGATGTAACCGATTCGCTTTTGAATGCTATTTATAGCTACTTGAATTTCAGCAACAGATTTTTTCAGGTCAAGACAGTCATTCTGGATTACTCGTTTTACGTCTCGAATTTCTGTTACGGCTGCAGCCAAAGATGTATCAACTGTTCGTGCTTTTGAGAAAGACAATTTCTCACTTTCAGAGAACTCATCAGCTTTTTCCAATAATTCAAGTGCTTTTTTACGTCTCTCAGCTTCTTCCTTTTTCTCTGCATCCTCTTTTTCTTTGGTCGCCAAAAATTCTGTAAGATCAGTTATTTCAAAGTCCAATAATTTTAACAAGAAAAATGACACTAATGATAAAGTTGAAAACACAACAGAATATACGCCGATAAAATAACTACTAGAGTTATAATTTTCGGCCGCAGCAGGGATAAAAGTCCAAAGCACAATCAGACAAGCACTGAGTAGGTAAATTAGGAAAAAAAAAGCGACTGCTAACTGACGTTTTTTGACAATGGTTCCAAGCTTTTTCGCATCCTCTGACTTGAGTGCTTTATGGCTAATCAAGCTCTGAAGCGATTTGACCAATCCAATTGCATAACTCAACGGAAGAAGGTAGACGAATGTTATAAGGTAAGCCTTGGAAGCAATGAGGTTACGTGTCTCAGAATCAAGAAGACCGTAAATAGCCAATAAGCCAACAACGGCAGTTACCGGAGCGACTATAAGTATTCTTCCAATAATACCTATTTTCATATCAAACTTCTAACACTCCATCAAGGACTCTCAGCCTAACCCAATTGTGGACTTTGAGATAAAAGTCTTCCTCATCCACCAAGCCATTACAGAATTTCAGACTAATGTCAGCAGACAATATCAGTTTATCAGCTTTTAAAGTACCAGCCCCTTGAAACTCTACCTCGTAGTCTTCGATATCAGTATGCCTTAGAGCTTTTGTTAAGTTATTCAATATCTTCTGAGTATCACCTTTAGCAGAATACTTGTAAGAGATTTCGACTCGAACCTCAATATTTGAGTCCGAGTCGACTCCTTTAGTCAGATCATCAGTTAATGTCCCCTGATTCAGACCAAGCGCTTCCAAAACAGCTCCAGCCCTGCCTGTTTTGAAAAATGAGACCTTCTTTGTCTCTGGCACTTTCACCACATGAGAAGGATCTGATTCTGACGCCGCCTTAAGGTCAACCTTGGCATCACTAAAGGGGGCTCCAATTTTAATAGTTTTTACAGGAGTCTTGACTATCTTGTCGGTAGCTTCCTTAGTTAAGTGTTGCTCTAAAGTAACCCACTGATTGGTGTCAAAATGACCAGTTTCGACCAGAAGCCAATTTAGGTATTTTTCGAGTTCTTTTGTCCTAAGGCTCGCAGACTGAAGCACCACAAGATGATCGTTGAAAACACCGAAATAAAGAATAGAATCTAAAAACTCTCTTTGCTTTCCATCAGCTTTAGGCGGAACTATCTGCTCTAAACTCAAAGCGGACGCCGAATCGTCAATCGTCACTATATGTTTATTAGCTCCAGCTTCATATCTAAGCAAATTTCCGAAAAACATACCAAAACGTGTTATGTGGGTATTAATAAACTCCTTTTCGACTGATTTTGTTAGTTCATCATCATTACCCGTTGATAGCAGCCTATATCTTTCGGAAACTTTGGATCTTGATTTGATTGCGTCTGTAAGCATTGCTTGCAACGTCATTGGCGACGGTTGAAGATATGATGCATGTCTATAGTGTATTTTTTTTGTTCTGTTTTCTTGTTCTGCCATTACTGTTTGGTCCAATACATATTCGGATGAGTGCAAAACAGGTAGCAAATATGCCGTCCCTGACTTATGTACTAGCTAACTTAACGCCGAAAACCGTTGTAGCGCAACAGTTTTCCGTGGGCAGTGATTAGCGCTTCCGCCTTTTTCTGTCTGGTAAGCCACAAAGCTTCAAAAATAAACACAGGCGATGCCAGAAGCATTGCGACCCACATAGAAATATTTACTGCTTGTTGAAACGTAGGTGACCCGAGAATCAGGGCCAGGTACATCCCGCATGCCAGAATGAACAGGGCCAAATAGATATTTGCTGAAATACTGGTGTGATTAATGAGAGTAGCGTTATGCCGATTGGCACGCACATACTGGAGCTCCTCAAGCTTAGAGCGACGCATAAAAGACCTGAAATGGATGGCTGCGAACTCTGATACTCTCCGGCCAATGTAAATTGCACCGGCCCCAAATGTGATCATCTCGCCGATACCAATTGTAAAATCGAATTGCATAGTTGCTCCTGCAGTTATGAGTTATCTCATGGGAAACTAACCGCATCGTCAAATCCGCAAAAGTCCCTTCTGTACAACAAATATACGATTCTAAGAAATATCAAATCTTTATCAGGTAAAAGTTCGTTCGAGCTCGACTACTCCTATTTTTCACATGGTCTTTGCTGTGATAACTTCAATGCAACTTTTGGAAAAATATTTTGCAGGGAGCAATGATGACCACCATCAATAGTTCGTCGCCCGCATCGGTCTGGATCCAAGCCCAAACTAAAGTAGCCGACAACACAACGACACAGAATCCAGTTGCGAGCCCAACCACTACACCATCTATAGACTCCGTTCAAATTTCAGATGCGGCGCAGGAAAAGCTGAAATCAGAAACTGCTGTAAATACAGAGGCGCAGCCTTTACCCGAGCCTATCGACAGTACTGTGATGCCTCTAGGTAATGGCAGCGGTAATGATCCACCAGTTGACCCACCAATTGTGAGAACCTGAGGCAGAATTCGCCAATGCAGTACTCTCATTTCCTGTATGAGTTAAACAACTATGTCTGGCTGGGCTATGTACTTGCCCTGCTAGCAACATACCTGTTGAACATCGGAAACAGATCCTATTACATCGGCGCTATCATAGTTGTTATCTCCACTCTGACCATGTTGGTCATTGAACCCATTTATGTGAGCCTTGGTAAAGACTACCCATGGTTCGTATGGAACTTTTGGTATTTCACCTGGGCTTCAATAGACATTCTCAGTGCAATACTAATTTACATGCAGCACCGAAAAGAAAGAGTAAGGTTTGGCTTTGTATCCATCAGCTGCATTATTACTTTTGTGGCATTGTGTATCGTGCAGTCTTTGCGGCATCTGGACATGGTAGTCATGGGAACCAACTTAATGGCTACCAGTTTTAAAGTGATGGTGAATTCGTTCAGTATCGGATTTCTGGTGTTGTTACTGCACCCCGCCTACTGCTCCATCAAACATCGCTTTCGCAAGGTAATGATGCAATGAACTGGTTTATGCTCCTGTTCATGGCCATCTACGTTATCCTCGGGCTTGCTTTAGTCGTCAAAGCAAAAAGATTCAATTCTATTAACTGCAGTCCAGAACCTGAAATGTCCGCTGAGTTTAATGAGAAGCTGAATAAACTGGCGTGCCTGCGCATCGAAATTGAAAATATGCCGGCTGGGTACAGGAAGGTAAAGGCGCAAGAGATGTGGTTAAAAGAGCTGAACACCTTGATGGCCAGCGACGACCAACACCGGCAGTCCGCAGAAAATGTCGTTCAATTCCGCCACATCAATCGCTAACCTACTTTAAGGCTATCGTCATCGTCGGCTACTGGCCCATTTATCCCCGTAACCTTTGTCAGATTCCGCATTAACAGCGTGTGCAGCAAATCATAAGTCTGTTCGCTATCGATATTAATCACTTTGATTAGCGCTGCGTCATACAACATGCCGTGACCAGCTTTATCGATATCTTCCCAGGAAAACTGTTGATGGGACTTACTACTTTTTGAACCTGTAATCAGATAACCAACATCGACTCCGACTGCCGAAATTTTCTGAAGGTAGTCAGCGTCCGGTGATCTTTCACCAGCTTCATAGTTGACTTGAGCCCGCCGTTGAACCCCTGCAAGTAACGCAAAATCAGCTTGGTTAAAACCCAACCGAGTGCGCTCTTCTTTGAGCCGCTCACAAAAAGAGTTCATTTGTACACACCATTACATTGACATGTGCCCATTTGTGCACAATAATCAACTTGCTCTATACCAAAGCAGCGTTGCCGCGCTGCCTCACTCAATCTAAACCAGAGGCCATCTTATGGAAGCCGAAGCTATTAAACAAGCCTTACGTGCCAAGGGTTTCACCTTTGCATTAGTGGGCGAAGCCATCCAGGTTAACGCCAATGTCGTCAGTGCGGTCTGTTACCGCCGCACCACCTCTAACCCAGTCGCCCAGGCCATTGCCAAGGCATTGGACAAACCTATCACAGAAGTTTTCCCCGACGTTGTCAGCTATCAGCAACCGCGCTTACCTCGTGGTGCCGACCGGGCAGCCAAGGCTGCAGAACTACAACAACTGCTGGCCTCGTAGGGCCCGAGCAACCAACACAACGCAAATTCAGGCATTGATAAAGGGACGACAGGAGTCGGCTTATGTTGAACGCAATAGTTAAACCACCACACCAACTGCTCCAAGACAGCGTCATTGCTGTAGAGCATCACACCAATCTGCCAGGCTCGGCTGGCTGGGCTCAGTGCAATCAGGGACTGCACCAAGCGGCGTATTTGCACAATATCCAGTTTGTCTGGAGCCCTGCCGGCGACCTCTGGCAGGCACAACCACAAACGAAGCTGTGCATGTACCGGCAGTTCATCCGGATCTTGTTGTGTCCGCGTCATATGGTCCTCGCTGAGTGTGTGCAAATGAACACCTTCAGCCTGAGCGTGAAGCGCTATCCAATCAATCTGGATTTTTGGATCCACATTCGATCTGGAGTGATCCAATGAGCAGATCAAATTGGAACCACCTGGTGCCACAGTCATTGTCTGCCGCACTGCAGCTGAATAAAGACTTTGCGATATCAACCAAGCAAATGTCTGTGCCGCGCATTGCCGACCGCATCGGTTGCAGCACTGACAGCCTTTACAAGTACCTGGGCGGCGCCACGATGCCGGCCAACCTGCTGATCCCGTTTATGGAAGCCTGCCACCGGGTGTACCCGCTTCAGTACATGGCACATAGCCTGAACCTACTGCTGATCCCGATGCCTCGTGGCCGCAAGGCTGAACATAAAACACTGGTGCAACTGAACATGTTTTGCAGCCAGGTGATGGCCCTGATGCTGTCGCTGCAAAGCGGCGAAGCCAACAGCAAGGATGTGGTGAATCACCTGACGCTACTGCTGGAAAGCATCGCCTACCACCGCGCCGAAGTGCAAAAGCAGGTGCAGCCGGAATTAGACCTTTTTGGGGGAAACCACCATGTCTGAAAACCAATATCTTTCCAACCAAATTTGCCGCGTGCTCCGGCTGGTCAAGCTAATGGCCGGCCATGAGACCACCGGCCTGACTCTGACCGAACTGGCTCAACGCCAGGACTGCAGCCCCAGCCAGGTGCTACGTGATCTGGCCAACCTCAAAGAAGAGGGTTTTGCCGAGCAACTGCCGAATGACGAGAAACGTTGGCGGCTGGGTTTTGCTTGCGCCCAAATCAGCAACCGGGTGCGGTTGCATCTGGATCAGGCACAGCTGCAACTGCAACAGGACATTACCAACTACAGCAGAATCGTTTAACAGGACACACCATGAGCCACAGCAATAATAACGAATTGGCGCTCAGCCCAGAGCAACAAAAAGCAGTGATCCAGACCAAGGAAGTGCTGGCTCAGATGGACCAAGTAATGCGCGAAATTGGGCAATTAGAAGCTTTTGATTTTATCAACAAACTACTGACCGTCAGCAGTTTGAAGATCCTTCAAAAAGTTAAAGAAACCAAGAGTTACAAGGGGTTGATATACAGAGCAGAAGATGGAGT